TGGTACTAATAACACAGAATTAGAGCAATGGGACGTAGAAGGTTGCTTCTTACAGAACGTTGATTATTCAGATGGTGACTATGCAGTGTCAGAACCAGTACAAGTTATTTTGACAATAAGATATGATAACGCAATACATCAAGCACCGGGAGATACAATTTTCCCTCTAATTTCAGTTGGTCTTGGTGGTTCGAACGCATAATATTATTAGTCTATATAAACTTGTTCGATGAGTACAGTATTAAAACCCGCAAACAGAGCCGCGAAACTTTATACAAGCGGCTCTGACTTTCAGTCAGCACCCAGACAACAACATCAGTTTGTAATAGTTTTTAACTTATACCCTGATGTTATTGACAGCTTTCTGAGACCACAGCAACAATTCTTAAAAAACTTTAGAGACCGTTTACATTTTATTTGTCATACTGTTGACGCACCTAATTTCAGTGTAGTACAAGATGTTGTTAATCAGTACAATCGAAAAAGAGTTATTAATAGAAAAGTAGATTTTGATCCTATGACAGTAAGAATGTACGACACACATGATGGCTTAGGAATAAAATTTGTAAAACTATTATATGAATTTGAATTTAATTCAGCAAGACTTTATAAGAAAAAAGGATCAGGTACAAGAGACGTTAATGAAGATCACAATTACGTTCAAAGTATCTATCAAACAGAAGAACAGTTTCAACGTACTCATAACTTTGGTTTAAGAGAGTTTGAAGCAGACAAACATAGATTATTAAAAAGCATAGACTTTTATCAACTTGCAGGTAAAGTTTATACAAAGACAAGAGTAGTACATCCTAGATTAGCTAGAGTAGATATGGATAACTTTGATTACTCTTCAAGTCAGCCGGTTAATTTAGCAATGGCATTCACATATGAAAATTTATTATTTGAAGAAGTAAATGTAGATTTTGAAGATGCTGAATATGAGTTAAAAGCTATGATGGAAGAAACAGCAGACTTTGAAGATTTTGTTCCAGCTCCAGCACAAACAGAAAAATCACCAGCGTTAACTAAAAAAGATGGACCACCTCCGGGACATCCTGAATACAACAAAGGTGCAGGAGCAAAGCAACCAGCACTGGAAACTGCCAATGAAACACTTAACAATTTAAATGTACAAAAAGTTGTTGACGGAGTTGGCAATGTTAAAAATGAAGTAGCAGGTGCAGTCAAGAACACAGCCAAATCAATTGGTAGTATGTTTAACTTTGGTGGGAAAAGCTAATGAGTAATAAAAGAGTCAGTACACAATTATTTGAAGGCGTAGGAGCAATCAAACAAGTTATAAAACAGTTTGGTACAATTACAAATCAGTTAGCTACTAATTCTTCGTTAGATCCATCAACAGCTATACTTGAAAATATTGATCCATTAGTTGCTAGACAAAGTATTAATGGTGGCAAGTATGATATTATAAAAGGCATTTTTGATAAACACGTCGAGAACGAGCAGTTGTCAAATGCATACACATTATTGGCCTTAGATGCTTTAAAAAAGTTTAATTTAAAATTTGATGAATTATTACAAGAAAAAGAAAACAGTATTTCATTCAGTGAATTAGGTATTGCAGTACTTAACAATTACAGACCAAGTACAAGTCAACTTGGTAATAAACAGCCAATAACTGCAACACCAAATGTTGCAAGACATATTATACAATAATAAAACGAAGTAAATACTTGTATGAGAAAGTTTCATTCGGGTACATATGAGCCAAAGAATCCTCAAAAATATGCTGGGAAAAAGAATCCTAGATATAGATCAGGTTGGGAATTAACTTTCATGCGAATGTGTGATAACCATCCTGCTGTCTTAAGTTGGCAAAGTGAACCAGTAAGAATACCATACAGAAATCCATTTACTGGTGATTACACATATTACGTTCCTGATTTTGTAATGATATATAAAAATAAAACAGGACGTAAAGTAGCTGAGTTAGTTGAAATAAAACCTAGTAGCCAAACTATTTTGGAAAAAGCTAAAAATAAGTACGATAAAGCTAGAATAATATTAAATAAAGCAAAGTGGAAAGCGGCAGGTGAGTGGGCAAAGAGAAAAGGAATGCGATTTAGGGTCTTGAATGAAGACTCAATATATGCTATAAAGTAATATGAATAAAAAATTAGAAGAAACATTTAACTTACCAAGCATGGAAGAAGCTATGGAAAAAGAAGAGCTAGAAAATCATATTGAAGAAAATACACTGTCAACACCGTTGTCAGAATACGAAGCAATAGAAGAAGTAACAGAAGAAAAAGAAACTAGTAAAGAACTTGAAGAACAACAAGTTAAAAAAGCATTATCAACTGCTGAAAAGATTGATAAAGCACTACCACAAGTTAAAGACTTAGAATCACATGATTTAGATATGGATCAATATTCTACTGAAGCCATAAAAAGCTATAAAGAGCTTATGGATTTGGGTATGGCATCTGAAGCCAGACACGCAGGTAAGTTTTTTGAAGTAGCACAAACAATGATGAAGAACGCCATAGAGGCTAAAAACGCCAAAGCTGACAAAAAATTGCGTATGATTGAGCTACAACTTAAGAAACAAAGGGTAGATCAGTGGGACAATAAAGGCGGAAAAGACGAAGAAATCATTGAAGGAGAGGGCTATATTGTGGGAGATCGCAACAAATTATTAGATCAAATCATTGATAGAGTCAACGAAAACGACAAAGATACTGACAAAGGAGATAAATAATTGTATGAAAACGTTTAAGCAATACCTAGCGGAAGCAGTCAAAGAAATTCCAGTTAGAATAAAAGTAGCATCTGATGTAACAGATGATATGATGAATACTATTGAGTCTGAATTACAAAGATATGATGTAGTTACAGTAGGCTCTCCACAAAAAACTATTATGCAAGAGCATCCATTAGATTTTGGAACTAAAATTAGAAATGCAGAAGTGTTTATAATTGACGCTGTTGTAAGAATGCCAATGAGTTTTGAAACGTTTAGAAGAAATTTATCTGATAAAACGGGTATACCATATGATTACGTTGTAGTCAAAGGTGCAAACGATCCGTTAGAAGCAGAAAACGAAGCTGAGATTAAAAGAAACACAGCTAACGCAGAAGACTATGAACCAAAGATAGGCCAAGAATATACTGACGAAGAAGGTAAAGTTGAAGGCGAACACTTTGGTGAAAAGCACAAAGAGAATTTTTTAAAGACTTTACAAGATAATAAAGAGAAAGATCCAGATAGAGCTGAGGTTACAGTTGAAGGACCATTAAGTCAAAAGAAAGCAGATGCACCAGCTGACAACAGTCAGCCTAAAGAAAGCGAAGCATCAGCCTCTCCTTTAACAAAGGACAACAGATAATGGAGCCTAAAGTTCAGAAGTACTCAGTACACGTGAACGATCTTGGAGACTTTGATTTAGACGAAGATAGATCAATTGCACCATCAATTGAGTTTGCTCTTAAACAGGCAGGCATTGAAGCAACAGTTGATCAAAATGAATTTAATCGTTCTGGTGTAGAAGTTAGTACAACAGCTACAGCAGGCGAAGTTGAAACAGCTCTACAAAGAGATGAAATAGATGCAGAGGTATCAATTATGGAAGACAACGAGCAATATGTAAAAACTGGTCCAGGTCATTTTAAACAAGATGACTTTACTACTTCAGTTAAAAAATCAAAGAAATTTAAATACGTTCCAGCAAAACACGGCGACAATGGTTTAGCAAATGAAGATGAGCTAACCAAAGAAAAAGTCAAAGAGATGGAAGAACGCTTTGATAAGCTGATGGTAGAATACCAAGAGTTTATAGCTGAGTCATCAGATCAAAAAAAAAGACTGAAATAAGCGAAGCTCCATTTACACAGACAACAGGTAGTGCGGCGAACACGCCTGCACCAACTTCCTCCTCAAACGCCATTGGCGATGAAGAAAAAAAGCAAGTAAGATCTAGATCACGTGACGCAGTAACAAATGTTATTGCCAGAGACTACAACGACCTTATACAGAAAAAAGGTATACCAAATTTAGCAAGAGACCCTATGTTCCAAAAAGCAATTGGACAAATTTTTTCAATTGGTAGAGGACAAGCAAACAAAGGCAAAATTGTCACAGTAGGTGATGTTGATGATGTTGCTAGAAGTATCAGACAAACTAAAACAGGAATAGGTCCTATAAGAACAGGCAAACAAGATGTTGGTTTAATTAAAAAAGTATTAGGCAGATTACCATCAGGTGAACCTTTTGCAGGATTAGAAGATCTGATTAAAACACCAGAAGATGCTGAGAAGTTTATGAAGATTAGAGATTTGACTCTTGACATTTTAAACACAATCAGTACTGAAAGAAAACTAAGAGGATTGGCAGACTTACCTAATGCCTTTGATGACTTTGAACGTTCAGTAACTGGATAATTAAAAGATTCAACCGTGAAAAATATTTCACACATTAAGAATGAGTTAGACGAAATATCGCCGAGTTTTTGTGCGGCCAAATGGCAACAAGTAACATTGCATTTACAAAATGGTCACACTCACAGTTGTCACCATCCACAAACTCACAAAATACCTTTGGAGGAAATAGAAAAAGATCCTTCAGCATTGCACAACACTGAGTACAAAAAACAACAACGCAAATTGATGTTAGAAGGCAAACGTCCTGAAGAATGTAGTTACTGTTGGAAAGTAGAAGATACCGAAGGCGCTCACTTTAGTGATAGAATTAAAAAAAGCAGTAGCTCTTGGGCTAGAAAAAATATACAGACAATAGCCAAACAAGATTGGAACTACAACACAGTACCAACACACGTTGAAGTCAGTTTTTCAAATGTGTGCAATATGAAATGTGTTTATTGTAGTCCTGTGTTCAGCAGTGAATGGTGGAGTGAAATAAATCAGCATGGTGGATATCCTACCAGTGATCAGTTTAACAATTTGGACTGGATCATGGAAACAAGTAGAACGCCATATTTGAAAAGAGAACACAATCCATATATAGAAGCATGGTGGAAATGGTGGCCCAGCATCAAAGACAAACTTTATGTTTTACGTGTAACAGGTGGTGAACCTTTTTTGAGCAAAGACACAGCCAAATTGATCAGCGACATCAAAACAGGAGGATGTGAACAATTGGACTTGCACATCAACAGCAATCTGCAAATACCTTTTTGGAAATTGAACAGCTATCTAAGTGATATATCCGAACTAAAAGAAGAGCAACTGATCAAAGATGCAAAAATTTTTACCAGCTGTGATGCACACGGAGAACAAGCAGAGTACATTAGAGAAGGTATGGAGTATGAAACGTGGTTAAACAACTGCAAAAAGGTGCTTAAACGCGGTATATCCTTGCATATAATGGTGACAGCAAATGTTCTGAGCATTGATAGTATGAAACTGCTAATGGCGGATATATACCGCTTAAAACAGGATTACAAGGCGGTTACATACGGAGTTAGCATATTAAACAGTCCTAAGTTTTTAAATGTATTAAACTTGCCTAAAACCAAATATTGGATAGAAAAGTTTGATGAACTAGTTGAATATGTGTCTGATCATCCATTAACAGAAAACAACGAATTAAACTATATACAGCGATTAAGGAACTACTTTGTCAACAACACAGTTAATGATAAAGACTTTACAGTGAACAGATTAGACTGTGTTAAATTTATCCAAGAAATTGACCGCAGACGTAATAAAAATTTTACTAATACATTTACTAATTACAAGTTTCTAATACACACCTAAAAACGCATACAAGTAAGTTTTTAATTTAGCACATACGGTTTAAATACAGCTATGTATAATTTACTGAAGCCAACAGATATAAAAATACTAGAAATTGAAGGCTCTTCATATTGCAACGCAGGTTGTCCATATTGTGCTAGACACTTAACTGGAACTAGTGTTCGCGACACAGGATTCACTCAAAAACATCTTGGTTTAGATGTGTTTAGAAAAGTTACATTAGACTTTGGAAATCATACACACGATATGGAATGCTGGTTTGTTGGAAACTTAGGTGATTCAATAATGAGTCCAGATATAATGGCAATGTGGCAAATAGCTGTTAATAGTTACAGGGCTTGTGAAATAGAAACTAATGGTGGATTGCGATCAACAGAATTTTGGAAACAGATGGGAGAAGTTGGATATCAAGCTAATAGAAGAAACGACATCAACGATAATATAGTAACATTTTCAATTGACGGTTTAGAAGATACTAATGAAATTTATAGAAAAAAAGTTAAATGGAACAGATTAATGGACAATGTTAAATCTTATATTGATGCCGGTGGTACTGCTCACTGGAAATGGTTAACTTTTGAACACAATGAACACCAAATAGATGAAGCAAAGGCGTTAGCAAAAAGTATAGGCTTTAGAAAATTTATAACAACTCACTCTACAAGATATGCAGAACAAAAAGAAACACAATTTTATTTGCCTCTAGAACAAGAAGAAAAAACTGTAGGACTTAAATCAGATATTTCAAACCTTGTTGAACAAAAACTGCAACAACATAATTTTTATAAAAAAGAAAAAACAATAAGCTGTAAAAACTTACAAGGCAAACGAATGTATCTAAATTCAAAAGGAAAAGTTTGGCCTTGTTGTTGGCATTCAGGCAAGTATGACAAATTTGATGATTTACGAGAAATGGATTCAGCACTAATACAGTATTATAAAGATGGGTTCAACGATGCGGCCACAAAAAGTCTACAAGAAATTTTCAGTTCTCAAGCATGGGTTGAGTTAACAGGTAGTTGGGAAACATCTGCAACTGATAGCAATGCACCATTCCAACTGTGTGCTAGAAAATGTACAAATGACAAATGGCAAGCCACTTGCAATTTAAGAGAACAATCGCAACATCTTCAACGATAACTTAACATATCATATAAGTTTTTTACTAAAAGTTTAAATATTTTTATGATACTGTTTCCAGAAAGAGTAACAACACTTAAAATATATTATTGGATGCCAGATTATAACAACATCCTACAACTCTTTATGTGGCAGTTTGACGATATACCACCTGAGTTTAAAAAAGCTCATAAGTTTTTAAATCATTGGCACAATAATATTGATGCAGTTATTGAAGAAGTACTTCTTGCACATTCTGGAAAATATAAACAAGTAGAGTTTAATCCAGTTGACGAAATATTTAAACTTCATTAAATACGTATATAAATACAGTTATGGTAAGAAAAAGTTTAGAAGGTAATCTGACTAAAAAGGCTTATTCTAAGTCTACATATGATGATAAAAAGATACTTGATTTAAAGAAATGTGCTGATAAGCAACATGGATATCTTTATTTTATGGAAAACTTTATGTGGATTCAACACCCAACTAGAGGTAGATTAAAGTTTGAACCTTACGATTTTCAAAAGAGTTTATTAGATACCTACAATAGTAATAGATTTGCTATTGCCATGTGTGCAAGGCAGACAGGTAAGACAACCTGTGCGGCAGGATACCTATTATGGTATGCA